CGGCCTGTGTATACGTAGAACTTGTCTAGCCCCATCCAGTAAACAATGTTATTAGCAGCAGCAACAGCGTTGGGGCCAATAATAGATATGTTGTTAGATAAAATGTTAAAGCCCCATATATACGGGGGTCCAAGATACTGCATGGAGTAGACGGCGGCATCAGTAAAAACAAGAATCTCCTGCCGTGTTTGTATAGCGGAAACAATACTAGAACCTGAAGACAGGCGATAACTACCAGCTTGGTTAGTTACGGCGGGCGTCCAAACAGAAAAACTCTCTTGGTCAGACCAGCGGATTAATAATTGATCTTGTGTTTGACTACCGTAATCATTACAACCAAACGCAATAACAATACGTGATGCATCTGACACCAATACTTGAGATGCAATAACTGGGCAGTTCGTATCCGTTGTGTACGGCGACGCACTTGAAGATGATAAAAGTACAGCAGGATTTCCAAAAGTCAACACGCCCGAACCTGTGTACGCTGGTATCCACAAATACAACGCGCCGTTGCGCGGATTAATTATTAAATACTCACCAAAACTTGCCTGCGACCACAACCGTAGTTGTGTGCCTGTTGCGCTGCTTACCGATTGACCCCAGCCAGTGTAAGAGCTTGCGTTGTAAACAATTGTATTTGCTGTGTGGCTAGTGGCTATTGTGCCGTTAGCTCCGCGAGTAGCGCCAGTAAATAAAACGGATGTATTGCCAGTGTATGTAGCAAGTTCCTGCTCCATCAAAACTGTGCCATTACCACTGTTAAACCCAACGGTAGATACAACCGCTATGTTCGTATTGCTTGAATTTAAAGAAACAGATAGCGTAGTTTGTTGAGCGCCATCAATCACCCCGCCCCACAACCCAGTACCCCAGCCAGTTAGATACCCAAACGTGTCAAGCCCGGTGTTAATTTGATAAGAAGCAGTTACTGACCCGCCGCCTGTTGTTGATGCATTTGCTGTGCCAGTCGCAGTAATAAAGTATGAGTTAGCGTCTCTGTACGTTATCTGATAATCGCCGTTTAAATTTAAACTGCCAACAGTGGTTACGTTAGAAAAAGTTACAAAGTCATTAGTAATGCCACCATAGCTCGCATCTGTAACCAATACCGTGCTTGACCCATTACTTGTAGTAAAAGGGTTAGTCAGCGTATCTGTGGCGCGGATTGGGGTAATGTTGTTGTAAGTACCACCACTCTCAACGTAATACTTTAAATTAGTGCCGACACCAAGAAGGTTGTACCCACGCAGCGTCACCCAGTTAAAAAGGGAACGAGCTACGCCCTGATACGTTGAGGAGGATATAGGAGTCCAGCCGCCAAGCTTTTGCGGATAGCCAGAACGAAAGCGAATTTTGTCACACTCAAACCAACCGCCCTCATTGGCAAGCGTCGTGCCTTCGCGGTTAACCCCCGGCCTGAACTGTAAAAGCTGTAACCCTTGTTTGATGTCGGATGGCATTTTTATTAACCCAAGTACAAAACGCGTTCGTCTTTGCGGCGGTTCTCAAGCCCTTTCAGAACTTTGCCGCCTGCTTTGCAATACTTTAAAAATTCGTCAGCAGCGCCAGCGTAATCGCCGCGGTTGTGTTTTTGGCGCAGTGTACTGCGTTGAAGTGTGCCTAAGCCTACGTTAAAACTAAAACTGACCAGACTGTCCAGCCAGCTTTGGCGACTGCCAGCAGTAGGACAATAGGCCAGAACACCCCGGGCAAACCTCTCAAGGTCTTTTGCAAGTATGGCATCGACTTCTTCCATTGTAAATACACGATTCCAGCCTTCTGGGCAAGGCAAACTTAGCCTGTCTTCAAACGGCACTCTTGCATGATTTGCATCAATTACATGCCCCACGCCAATCGTCCAAAGTCGAGCAGGGCACCGGTAAGGTTTATTCCTTACACCCTCGTGGTGTTTAATTATTTCAAGCGCTTTGGCTGATATCTTCATGCTATATTAAATATGTTGGGGCGTTAAGCCAGCAATTGAGGATGTCAATGCAAGATGTTTTCTGGCTTTCCGTCTTGCCTCGTTAACGACCAAATCAAGCCCCAACATCATTTTCCGAACGCACGACCGCCAAAGTGGAAGCTGATTATTGCAGCAAACAAAGCCTGAGTCTCGTCATCCCACAACATGTTTGCCAACGTATTAAACTCAACACCACGGTTCCAACCGTACAAGAACAAACCAATTTCTACTAGCATTAGCAAACCAAAGAAACCATAGGTAATTGTGGGGCGCACACCTGTGCGGTAGTTAACCATCCATTGACTAGCACCCTGACCGATTGCGATATCATGGGCATAGATTGCATTCATCTCCGCTTTTTGTGCGTCGATTAACGAGACTTTCTCCGCAGATTGTGTCTGGGTCTTGATCTCGTCTAACTTAATTTCTTCTATCTGGCGTTCTATTTCAAACCCAGCTTTACGCAGTTCTAGTTCGCGCTCGGTCTGCATTTGAACCAGCTTTAACTCATGGCTTTTATCTGCACGGTCTTGGAAGAAGTCGAGTAGTTTAGGCAAGCCGCCCATCAAAAACGACAAAAATGTTGAAAGTAGTGTAAGCATTATTCCTGTACTCCTAATAATATTTTGGCGCGTAGTTCACGCATTTTCTTTACTTCTTCCATCGCTGCAACTGTTGCGTTGTTCATGTCCATGTACATTATCCCCATGACTGGGAGTGCAATCACTAGCACAAAACACAGAGCGATGACGGCGATGAGTAAAGACCACGGTACGTCTCGCTCATCCTTATCATTATCATTAGCCATAAAAACCACCCTGTTACGAACAATACTGCACAGATTAGTGTCGTTTGTTCTTTTATCTTCTTTACTATTCTTGCCCTTCGCCAAGCTGCCATCTGTTGTTTCTGTAATTCTTGCCGCTGCACTTCGGCACGTTCTGCCTTCACCCTGTCGCGCATAGCTTCAAACTCTGACCATATAGCGCCCAGCTCTTTTGGCGCTTGGTACACAAGGGTTTCGCGTAGCTCAGTTTCCAGCCGTATCATTTCCTTTTGAGCCATCACCCTGTTAAACGCCTCTTGGTTTACTGACAACTCAGGGTCACGCGCTTTCTTTGCCTTTAACTCTTCCTCATGTACGTGCGTCTCAAGCTGTTCATGCGCTTTAAAAAAGTGCCCTAGATGCCCGCTAATGTCAGCGACAACATCTTTAGCTTTGCCGTAGGCATCAACCAGCTCCATACCATCGGCTTTAGCCTGTTGATATAACTCACAACCTTGCTTGATAGCTGCCGCAGCCAGTTTTGCAGCCGCGAGGATGGTGAGCGGATCAATTTTGTTTTCCTTTACTGAACGGGGAACGTTGTAGTTGGTACACTAAAATTAGTTGTATACCGCGCAACTCCGTTGGTTATGCGAACTTCTTCTATAAAACCAGTAAATGCATTTGATGCAGCAGCGTCTACACCAATAGTTACGTTGCCGCTAGTTAGTGTATTGCCGTAAGAAAAAGTATTAAACAACGTGCCGTTTAAAAACACATAGTTAGTTGCTCCAGCCCTAGTAACAGCGAGGTGCGTCCACGTATTTCCATTTAACGATGCAACAGCATTTCCCCTAAGCGGGCCGCCATAAACAACTACATTATTTCCTGTTTGGTAAACGCCATAACCAGTGCTAGCCCCCAACGCTGTCCTTGTATCTATTAAACACTTTAAAGATGCTGAACTGTTAGATGAATACACCCACATTTCTAATGTGCAATTTGAATTATTAATCGCGTTAACAACCGTTACCGGCGTTGTTGACACGTAATCTCCAGTTCCATCAAACGCTATCGACGTAGGACTAAACTTTGCTTGCGCTGTGCTGACACTAGCATTACCAACAGTAAGCAAAGTATTTTTAGTAGATGCATCGTATATACCAGCGTTGGTAAAGCCCAAATATACATTAGAGCTATTGGATGTTGACGGCTCCGTTGGAAGTGTAACTGACGTAACACCCGAACCGATAACTACTTTAGCCGTTGTTATGTACCCAGTAAAATCATCAAGAGTTGTATTGGTTCCTCTAACTCCTATAACCGGTCTATTAGTGCCATTTACATACGTTGCCGTATCTGACACAGCAGTTCCTTGCAATACCCCATTAATAAACAACCGAGAATTTCCAGATACCCTAGAAGCAACAATATAAGTCCACGCATTAAGTGGTGCGGCATTGCTACCAGTCGTAACCACATTAACAGAATTTTGAAATGCTATTACTGACCCTGACTGACGCTGTAAATTAAAACCAACAGCGCCTACTGTTGACCTAAAGTCATAAATTTTTTGTATTGACGCATCAGCAGTAGGGTATATCCAACACTCAACAGTAAAATCCCCAGTTCCAAAATTTAAAGTTGGGGCTGTAGCGCCAACAGTTAAATAATCCCCCGCACCATTAAAATACCCACTACCGCCAATATTGCTAGTGCTGTATGCAGCAGTAGGCGCAAATGCAGAAAAGTTTTGGATAGCCGCTGTTCCATAGCGGTTAAAATTAAACGCTGATGCTGAGTTGTCTAAATACCTATTATTTTGATTGCCTAAAAATAGTACCGTGCCAGTTATGCTTGCGGCAGCTCCTGCGCCAGTTGCGCCCACTGTATTTAAAGTTAGTGGTGTAGTAGCAGGAGTGAATGCGCCTGAGAATAAAGATTGACCAGATATAATTCTGGTATTACTTACATACCCATAAAAATACGAAGCGTTGGTATCCCACTGACCAAAAACTAAAGGGTAATTGCCTGATCTGTTACTTAATGTTGTTGTGCCTGTTAACGACTGAGGAACGCCGTTAACATACATGGTTATGGCATTTGCGTTAACAGAAATAGCTACGTGATACCACGTTCCTAACTCCATTAAAGTTGTGGTTGATGTTGCAGACCGTATGTTTGATCCATCATACCAATCCCACTTTAAATATCTTGTACTGTTTGGCCCAAAAAACCAAGCACCACTAGCGCCAGCGGCTTGGGAAGCCGACATCATTCCCATATACCCCGTAGCAGTAGGTACAGCTGACATGTACAACCACGTTTCAATTGTGAATGTTGTTGTATTTGTCGCTAAAGAAAAATTTGTGGTTGTTTCAAAATAATTGTTTTGCCCATTAACAAAAGCGCTCCACCCTGTCTGACTAAACGGGCTAAATGTACCCTGCGTAAAGGTGCCGTTTCGAGTAATAGCTACCGCATTACTGGATGAATCTAAAAACGTATTGTTCTGCGCGCCGTTAGTGCCGGTCGTGTTTATCAGTAACGACACATAGTTAAAAAAAGCATCTTTTACAGCGCCCACTCTACT